CGGCTTCTGGCTGGCGATCCCGCTACCCGCTGCCGGCAAGGGCCCACGCGGTAAGCGCATGACGCCGGGCCTGTGGGAGCGGATGCGCGGTCAGCGCCTGCGCTTTGTCTACCGCCGGGGCCAACCGTCGCTTCTCGTCGCAGAAAACCAGCGCGCCCGCCAGGGCCAACGCGGCGGTTTCTCGGCCGCTTCACAAAAGGCCCAGACCACTGGTCGAGGGCTGATCACGGTCCCGATGTTCCTGCTGGTGCCCCAAGTGACCCTGAAGAAGAAATTCGACATCGACAGCGCGTCGCGTCGTTGGATCAGCACCCTGGCTCAGCGCATCGCAAACCGCTTCGATGAAGCCGAACGTCGCGGAGTCAACGCATGAGCCAACGAGAAAACGCCATCGGTGCTTTGTTCGCCGTGCTCGGCCAGTTGTCCTTGGTCACGATGGTCAAACGCAATGCCGCCTTGCCCGAGCGCATCGCGGACCACGGCATGGCGATTCTGCGAGACGGCGAGATGGGCGAGCCCGAGGTGTCGCTCTCGCCACTGACCTACCACTGGCAGCACCAGGTGGCCATCGAACTGTTTGTGGCCGACCCGGATGCCGCTGCGCGTGATTCACGCATGGACGGTCTGCTGGTCGAACTGGCGGCCCTGATCGAAGCCGACCGGACGCTGGCCGCTGTCGTCGAGTACGCCGAGATCGGTCAGCCGAAGTTCGATGAACTGGCCCCTGAAGGCACGAGCGGCATCAAGGCCTGCCTGCTGCCCGTGGTCCTGCACTACAGCAGTGCCGGGCCATTGAACTGAACCCACTTCCCAAGGAGAAAAACCTATGGCCCGTGCCTACGGCGCGAACGCCAGCCTCTTGGCCGCGTTCGAATCCACCTATGGCAGCACCCCGGTAGATGGCTACTGGCAGTTGCCCTTTGTCTCCACCTCACTCGGCTCCGAGCAGGGGCTGATCGCCAATGACCTGATCGGTCTGGGACGGGATCCGAGTGCGCCGATCCGCGACGTGATCAAGGTCGAGGGCGACATGGTCGTTCCGCTGGACGTGCGCCATATCGGCCTGTGGCTCAAGGCCTTGCTGGGCGAGCCTACTTCCACTGGCGTCGACGTGATGACCCACACCTTCACGTCCGGCAAACCGAGCCTGCCCAGCCTCACTCTGGAAACGGGTCTGCCGGACATTCCGGCCTGGTTTGTGGCTTCCGGCGTCATGGTCAACAGCCTGCAGGTGGGCTTTGCCCGCTCGGGAGCCGCGAATGCCACGGTCGGTCTGGTGGCCCAAGGCGAAATACGGCGCACCGCCACGCTGGATGACACCCCGGCCACTCGCGAATTGCAGCGCTTTAACCAGTTTCAAGGCCAATCCTGCGTGAAGGCCAGGCCCTGGGCAACGTGGTCTCGGCGCAGCTGACCTATGCCAACAACCTGGAGCGCATCGAGACCATCCGCTCCGACGGCAAGATTGACGGGGCGGACCCGACGGTGGCCAGCCTCACCGGCAACCTGGAAGTGCGCTTTGCCGACACCACGCTGATCGATGCTGCCACGAACAACACGCCGCTCGAATTGACCTTTGGCTACGAGATCAATGCCGATCACCGGCTGACCTTCATCGCCCACGAGGTCTATCTGCCCAAGCCCAAGCTGTCCATCTCCGGACCCGGCGGCATCCAGGCCACCTTCGAATGGCAAGCCGCCAAGGCCACCAGCGTGGCGCGCATGTTCACCGTCGAGCTGGTGAACGACGTCTCTTCCTACTGATCACCCAACCGAGGTTTCTCATGATCAAACTCAATCTCCCGCGTGAGCCGCACTGGATCACGCTGGCTGCAGGCGTGCGCCTGCAGGTGCGTCCTGCCACCACCGCGCTGGTCATGGCCGCGCGCCATGCCGCCTCCAAAGTCGCCGGCACCGATACCGCTGCGGCCGGGGAGCGTACCGCCAAGCTCATCACCGAACTTGCCAAGCTGGCGGTGCTGGCTTGGGAAGGCGTGGCCGACGACAAGGGCAAACCCGCTGCGGTCACCCCTGAGGGCGTGGCGGCGCTGATGGAGCACTGGCTCCTGGCCGACGCCTTCGAGCGCGAATACCTCGCCGGCCTCTACGCCATCGATTCAGAAAAAAACGCCTGAAGGCCCGCACCGCGTGGCACTTCGGTGGCGGGCCGAGCTATTGCAGCGCCTGCCCTGAATCATGTCCAGAGTGCCCGTACACCATGAACGCGCCCGAGAGCCTGGAAGGCTGGCAAGCGGCCAGTGCGATTGACATCTGTGCCAGCCAGTTGCGCATGGCGCAGGGCCGCGTGGTGGGGCTGGATCTCAATGCCTGGATGCTGGCCTGCGAGTGCACCGGGTTGGACAAAGCCACCGCGATCGATCTGTTTCCAGCAGTCGAGGCGGGCCTGATGAGCACATTGCAACAAGACACATAGACCCACGATTCACCCGATATCGGATTTCTTCTTCCCATGGCCGAACGCAACCTCTCCATCCGCTTGTCCGTGGTCGACGGCGGCAAGGTCAAAGCCGAGCTGTCCGAGATTGGTGAGAAGGGGGAGCGCTCGCTCAAGAAAATCGAGGCGGCGGCCACACCAGCGTCTGGTGGCCTGAAACTGCTGTCGTCTGCCGCCAACGATGCCAAGTTCCAATTGCAGGCCGCCACCGACCGGCTTGGCGTGCTTGGCTC